ACCAAAAGCTTTTCCCCATCGGGAAATTCCATGCCATTGTGTTTTAGGAATAGAGTCTACAATAACATCAACAAGCTTGTCAAGTTCTTTTTCCATGATTCTGGAAACGGAACAAGACCATTTTCCGTTTTCATCATATGCAGGTAGATCAAAATTAGCTGTTACAGGCATACAATGATGTTGGGGTTTAGGAGAAACCTGAAAACAAACCATTCTCCATACATATGCTGCTTTTCCAGTGATATCATCTTTCACTTTTGGCTTGCTTGCCCTAATTGAATGATCTTTTTTGACAACAATTTTAAAAATTTTTGAAAATTCATCAGTAAGTTCAATTTTTTCGATATCTACTTTAGGCATAGTCATTTTTTTAAATCCTTTCTTCAATAAATTCAATTAAAGTACTTTTATTGAGTTTTACCAATTCTTTTACTTTCCAGTTATTTTCATCAACTGATTTCCGAAGAAATTTACTTGCAATAATAATTGCCATTTCTTTTTTAGTCATATTTTTTCTTCTTATGGTGGTTTTCGTTTTCATCAATTATATATAAAGCAAACTATATGCCAATAGTCTATAGACTATAAAAAAAATTCATTTATAATAATTACAGATACTTACATGATATTGGTATTTACAGTAATAGTCTGTAGACTATAAAATTTTGACAAATATTGTCAGTGATTGACAAATATTGTCATTATTTTTTAAGTATCATAAATACTCAAAAAATATAAATTATATAAGTAGCTGTAATTATTCATATAAAAAAATTTATATTTTTTTTAATTTTGGCATATGGCTTGCTTTATATATAATCATGAAAGCAACCCATACCAAGGAGAAAAAAATGAAATTTGAAATTGGCGAAAATGTCCTTCTTAATGGAAAAACATATAAGATCATCGGAACCATCAAAAGAAGTTTTCTCCTTGAAAAAGATGGGAAAAAATATAAGGCAACTGCTAAAATGATGGGAAAAATTCAGGATCAAAATAAAGCAGGTATTGGAGTAGGACGTAAGAAACGACAAAGCATTGATTATATGGCTAAAAGGTTAGCATGGAAACGGATTTTTGATAAGGATGCTAAACTTCCCGTAACTGAAGAAGAACATATGGAATGGTTTTCCACACTTTGTAATGAACTTTCTCCTGAAAATCTGCATTGTGATGGTGAAATTTCTCATAGTGCTGCAATGAAAAAAGCAAGGCAAATCAGAGCAGAATGGAAACAGATTGAAAAGAGTCTTGGTAGGAAGGTATCTGAAGATGAAGCAGAAAGCTGGTGGATTAAAAAATTTCATGAAAGAAACCACTAAAAAGGAGAAAAAAATGAAAAAAGGTTATATTATTGATGATGAATTTGTGGAAAATGAAAACGGCAACTTTTATGCATTTGATACTGTAGATGATCTTAAAGATTTTCTTGAAACCTTTGATAATGATAAAGATTCCGAATAAGGATATAAAATGGAAAATCAGATTATAGCAACTAATGGTGAAATTGATTTCTGGTATATTGAAGGACAAGTTTATAGAGCAACTTCAAAATCACCTATAGATATATATGGATATCCTCAAGATAGAAGGTGGGAATGTTCTTACAAACATTGGTTGATATATAAAGATACTGTTTTTTCTTGGATAGATGAAATTAATACTTGACAATTTTTAAATATAATATTATATACAAAAGAAACATTAAATTTAAAAAAGGAAATTAATATGAGTTTTAACAAAGAGATCGAAACAAAAGATGTATATGAAGCAATGGAAGCAGCAGAACATAATTTTTCTGTTGTCAAGGAAAAAATATATACAGATCATGGATTGCTTGTACCTGATCATGTAGCCATTGTGAATCAAGATACAGGCCAATATCTTGGTACTGTTGGATCTGGATGGGAACCTGTTCAGCCTCAAACGGTATATGAACTTGCCAATGATCTTATCGAATCAACCAATGGAAAAATTAATGGATGTTTTTCCATGATGAATAATGCCATTATGGGAATTTCATTCCAATTAGCTAAAAAAGAATATATTGAAGGTGATCCAATTGATTTAAATTTTATTATGGTCAATTCATTCAACGGAACTCATGGTGTAGCTGGTCATTCTACAACAAATCGTATTGCTTGTATGAATCAAGCAAATACATCCAATAGAGTATATAGCCTGAAACATACCAAATTTGTTTTGAATCGAATTGAAATAGTTAAAAATATTCTTAAATTTTATGAAAACGAAATCAAAAATTTTGATGAAAAAATGATGCATCTTATCAATACAAGAATGAATGATAGCGAAGCTATTGAATGGTTTAAATCTTTATTTCCCAAACCTAAATCTCCTACAGGAGAAACAAGAATAGAAAAGCAGGTAGGTATTTTTATTGACTGTCTGATGAATGGTAGGGGAAGTCATATTTCAGGAGTTAGGGGAACGTCTTATGGTGCTTTTCAAGCATTAACTGAATATATCAATCATCGTAAACCTGTAAAGATTCACAATGATAGGGATGAAGATGAAGTTAAATTTCAATCCATTCATTTTGGAGCAGGAAATACTTTAACTCAAAAAGCATTAAATAGTATTTCGTCTGATACACTAGGTGGATTTTCTGCAAATGAGTTTTTGATCGACTAACATATGGGAATGATCTAAATGGCAATGAGAATAGACTCCAAATCTATTAATGAGGGTTCGAATCCTTCTTCCCATGCCAAAAAAATTTTGAAAGGAAAATAAAATGCAATCAAATAATTACGAATGGTTTATTAGTCAGACTGTTGAATCTATGCTTCCACGTTTTTCTGATGAAAAAATTGGTCTTGTTATGAAAGTAGGAATGAAATGGTATTATTTTTGTAATGATGAAGAAAATGAAAAACATTTCTTTAAAGAATTCTTGATTGTATTTCATCGGCCACATAATTATACAAAAGTATTTGTAAAGGATATATCTGATTATCGTATTTTTAATATTGATGATGAATTTTTTGATATTGAACTCAAATCAGATCATGATTCTTGTTGGAAAAGTGATGGATTAAGATTCATCTTCAAGGCATTTACAGAATCATGGGATTATTTTGATCAATATGGAATTGAAGGAAGAAAAATTGATCCTATGATTCATTATTCTATGCTTGGTAATGGAAACCCATGTTATCGTTTTATTGATTTTAAAAAAGCTAATCCATCTGATGATTATACAAAAGACTATAAAATTAAAATAGGGGAAAAAATCCCTATGAATAAGATAAGTGAATATATGCCTAAAGATTAACGACCAGTATCTATTCTCTGAACTTGTTGTAGTCCTTTTTTTTGTGTTTTAATTTTCTGTGATTGACTATCTATATGTCTTGTTGATGAACCTTGAATGACATTTACTACTGTTCCTTCAGTTATTGTACCAGCATATAGAGGACTTAAATCAGTAAATGTTAACTGTAAATTACAACTTGAAGGAATATGATTTATATATGGAGAATTCCATGTAGGTTGAACACCTACTAATGCACAAGTAGTATATTTAATAAATTCTACTGGTTTAGTTCTTATTTCCCACATATAAGGAAAATCTATTTGTAAATTATTTTTTAAATCAGGAGAAGAAAATTTCATTAAATCTTGTATAGGTTTAATTAATACTTCTTCAGGTTTAGTATTTGGAATATTTTCATTGAATAATAAGAATTCAAATACAATTTGTCTTCTATCAGAATTAGTATAATACAATGGAGTATCTATTTTTATTTTAGGTATTCTTGACCCTGGAACAGTATTATAAGCTTTTGTAGCAATTGATTCTATTGATGTTCCTTCATTCAAAGCTGATAATGAAAATTTATCTTTTAATTTATCTGAATTAAGACTTTCTTTAAAAACTTTAGTCATTGCTCCTATTTCATTTCCCAATTTTACCGCTGATCTTGCTTTTTGTGCAAGTCTTGATGCAACTGATTCATATGCTTCCCAATGATGAACTATATTTTCATTGAGACTTAATGGAGCAAGAAACATAAATTCTGTGTTTAGTTCAACTACTCCTATAGTACCTGCTCCTTTAGATAATTGGTCAACTATCTTTTTGGGTTTCATACTAATCCAAACTGATCCTGATTCTTTATTTTCAGGTTTCATTGACCAAGGAGTAATACCCATAGGTCTTCTATATGTTATGTTTTTATTTTTATTTATATCTCTATCATTTTTTTTAGGCATTTATTTTTTATCCATTACAAACCAAATTCACCAGAATAATTTCCCAAACCTAACATCATATTATCTTGTTCATCAGGTATTTGTTGTGTATCTGTATTATTTTGTAAATTGTTTCCTTGCATATTTGTCATTGTATTTATAGCTTGTCCTGTTTTTTTATTATTATCTTTTACATATTCTCCTAACATATTTACTGCTTCTGTCATATTTTGATCTGCCTTTTTCTTTTCTTCTATTTTTCTTTTTTCTGTTTGAGCAACTGATTCTACAGGAGATGATTCAGCAACTTCCATTCTACTTAATGTCATTCCCTTTAATCCTTGTGCAATGGTATCTTTTCCTGGCATCCATGATGGAATATTAGATGATATCCATTTAATAGCACCATTCCAAAAATCTACAAAGAAATTATGTACTCCTGCTATTATAGGCATAATAGCATTCATTAATGGGTCTTTCCATTCTTTCATTTTATTGATTGCATTAGTAACTCCTTCTTTTAATAAACCAAATAATAATTCATAACCAGATAAAATAAAATTAAATCCTTTTTTTATCCATCCCATCATTTTATCAGAAGTACCTTCTATTTCTATTCCGAACCATCCAGCAACTTTTTCAATTACCCATCCGATGAATCTTACAGGTAGCTCTATGAATCCCTCTAAGGCTTTCCATAGTCCACCTTTTATCTTTTCCCATGTAGATCCTTCAGTGGAACTATATCCCCTTATAAAATCAATTAGAGACATTAGAATAGTTAAAGGCCATCCTAGAAATTTAAATCCTATTTTTATTCCTTTTAATAGTTTCCCAATCAAAGGAAGACTTTCTAATTTAGTAAACATTTTGGCTATTTTACCAAATATAGGAAGTTTAGTTAGTAATATAACATATCTATGTAGAAAAGCACCAACTACAGCACCAAGAGCAATTATAGCAATTCCAAAAAAAGATAAAATTGATCCCCAAATTCCTTTTTTCTTTTCACCTTTTGCATCCATAAAATCTAGTTTTAATTGTTTTATTTGAAGTTTATACATATCCTTCAGAGTACCTACTATATCTTTTGCCCAATTAGGAGTTTTTCTAAAGAAAAAATTAAATATTGATCCTGCAAATCCTTTTATAGAATCTTTTATTGAACCTAATAATTCAAACCATTCTGATTCTTCCCCAAATAATCCAAGAAAATGAGATTTTACTGATTGAAAAAAACTTGATAAATGAGAAGTAACTCCATTTATCATACCTGATATAGAACTACCAACACCTTTAGCCATACCAGTAAATATACCATTTACTGATTTAGCCATTCCCATAAATTTACTAGCTTGATTATCTTGTTTTTTTATAAATCTACCATTTTCATCTCTTTGTCTTTCTGTAAATGCTCTTTGTCTTTTTTGTTGATCTTCTACTTCTTCAGTAATTTCAGACCATTTTTCAATAGTTTCACGTTGTTTTTCATTCATAGCTTTTAGTTGACCAGAAGTGCCAACATAAAGCTTTAAAATATTTACAGCATCTTCTACTGTTTTATTAAGTCTTTTTAATTCTGTATCTGTAGTAGCCATTCTATCCTTAATTACTTAATGCTTTTCTTTCTTCTTCCATATCTTTCATCAATATAGATACAAATATTTCTCTTTCAAAATCAGGTAACATATTTGTATCTATAGGAGACATATTGCATTTTTTAGCTAAAACATACTGTTCTTCTAGTATGGTTCTTATTGAACCCCACAAATTTATTATCCAAAAAAATTTTGCTGCATAGGAATAGGTTCTTTTCTCTCATATCCACAATGAGGACATTTTACTTTATTTTCCAATTCCCATCCAAAAGACATATCATCAATTTTTTCTTTTATTTTTTCCATTTGCTGTATTGTTATTTGTTCGATAAAATATATTCTATCTTTTATTGGTATATTTTCATCCATACCATTAGGTGTTTCTATTTTATCAATTGCACATGCATGAAAAAGAACTTGAAACATATAAGCTTTTTGAGTTTCTGTCATTGATTTAGAAAAGAAATGAGGTTTAATCTCTTGTTTTTGATGTTTTCTTTTCATATGTCTCAAATGAACTTTTATTTGTCCTAATTCTACAATTTGATTACTATTATCTTCTAATTCTTTTATCTCAAGTTCATCAAGATTTACTCTATTTATTGATTGACTTTTACATTCTGGACATGTTAGCTGAAACTCAATTATTTCACCTTTGGTTTTTTTTCTGATTTCAATCAACAAAAACATTCTATCATATATATATTGTTCATCAAGTTCAAATCCTTCGGATATAATACTTGATGTTATTAAATCATCAAGAGCTTGTTCTTGGATTACATAATTGGTTTCATTCTCATATGTGAGAAGCTTTTTGATTTGACCTGTTGTTACAGGTTTAAATTGAACTGTTTCTTTACTTCCTGGTAATTCACATGTAAAATCATATACATTAACAAAATCTAAAAATTTAGGTTTATCAGACATATTTCCCCCTTACATCTTTTATATTTTTTATTATGCTCCACCTGTTTCAGTGAAACTTGTCTCATGATAGCTATAAGTAAATGTTACATCAAATGTTGCAATTTCGGTTGATGAATAATCCATTGTTATTTGTGAAACTTCTTTAGGCCATGCATCATGTAAAGTAAATTCAAGGATAACATTTCCTTCATATCCGATCATTTGCAATCTTTGATCAACCATAAATATATCATGAGTATTATAAAAATTGGTCTTTGGATCATGACATAGATTAGACCATTTTTCAAAAGTTTGTCTAATTTTTGCATCCTTATCAATATTAAATGTTATAACAACATCTGTATAAGTATGTTTCCCTGGAAATTTCCAATCAAATCCTTGCCAATTTAAAGTTACTTCCTCAAGAGCAGTAGATGGCATTTGAGCAGTTTTAACTAAATAAATTGCATCTTGTTGATTTACATCAGGACCACCTACTAAACTTCCAGGCCATTGTGGTTGATAATAAAATAAACTTGCTTTTGCCCCATCTCCAAATCTTGCTTTGAAAGCTTCTATGTTAAACGCTCTTACATCAGGCATTTTATTTCTCCTTATTCTTTATATTTTATAATTTCTTTAACTAATTCTGGAATTACTTTTTTTGCTATAAATTTAGCATCAGATAGTTTCATTTTTAATAAATTATCAAATTCCTTTTGAACAGTCATTTTATTTATCTTTTCTTTTGGTAAATTAGAATCAACCATTTCAAATAATTCTTCTACTGTTATATCATCAAGAATATTATCTTTTAAATGATATCCACTAAATACAAGTTTTTGTTGTGCTTCATCCATCTTACCTTTTCTCTTTTGTTTTTTCTTTCCTTTTCCATCCATTTTTCCTGAACCATCACAAGCTTCAAGAAAGTTTTCAAATCTACTCATAATATCTCCTATTTATCTCATTTATTTTATATTATATCTTTTTTTGGATTCCAAATACCAATTTTCGGTATTGTCTTTTTAATGAGATTCAAAGCTTCTTTAGAATTGATCATTAAACCATTAAAGTTATCCATTCTACCAACTACCTGTCCATTGAGTTTAACTTCTCCCTGTTTTGGATATTGTGGGATTTCAAATCCCACTTTTCTTAGTTTATCCTCAATACCCTTATTGGTATGGACACTGGCTTCATTTATCTTTTCAGCATACATTTCATTAAGATAATTTTCAAGTCTACTCATATAACTCTCCTTATATTACTTATTTATTATTTTATTGTGGTGTAGAAGCAGCTACAAGTTCAGTAAAAGATGCTCCTGTTTTAGTAGCAATTAAATTAAGTACAATAAATTCTGCTGTTCTTGTAGGTTTAATATATATATCACACCATAATTCATTTCTATCAATTCTTTCTGCTGTATTATTTCTATCATCACATACGATTAAATAATCAAATATTCCCCTTCTTGCAACAACATCTCTTAAAAATGGCTCTATCATATTGATAATAGCTAATCTTGTAAATGTATCATTAGGTTCAAATAAGAAATATTTCAATGCTGTACTTACTGCTTTACCGATTATAATAAATAATCTTCTTACATTTACTCTATTGAATGCTGAACTTTTATCTAGCATATTTTTTTGACCCCAAATAACTTTTCCTTGACCTGGAAAACTTACAATTGGGTTAATACCATTTTTATATAGGATATCTCTTTCTCCCTTAACAGGATTCCAAGCTAATTTTCTAACTTGACCAAGAATACCTCTATTCAATCCTGCTGGTGCAAACCAAGGTTCTGAAACATCATCTGTATTTGCATATATACCTGCTACATGACCTGAACATGGAACCCATCTATGTTTACTATTCCATTTATCATAAATGTTCAACCAATTTGCATATGTAGCAACATAACTTGAATTTTCATTATAATTATATGTAGAGTGATTTCCAAATCTATAATCTCTTATATCTGTTGCTTCATTTCCTCTATTATTAACAACTAAAGATTTAGGAACATCAAGTACTGCTACTGCATCTTTTCTTGCTTCACAAATAGATAAGATAGATTGTTTTACTGTAGTAGATTTATCTGAATCAATAAATAAATTAACATCAATTGATTCAGGATCTTGATATAATTCAAATGCATCAATTATATCTCCATCCAAAACTGAATCACTATTACTTCTTACCCCCCCACCTAAATTAGTATATGTAGTTTGATATAAATTCTTAAAATTTTTATTTCTAAAAGCTGCTGTAGTTGCAACTCTAATATATTCTGAATTATCATTTATCCAATTTTCTACAAATATATTTGCTCCTTCATCATCTACTGCTGTTGGATCTGAACTTACTAAATGAGCTTCAACTATTTCATATGGAATTGGACTAGAATTAATATTTGTTTGTTTTGCTCTTTTTACAAGAATCAAAAATTGTTTATTATCAGAAAATGCTACATCAACTTCTTCATTAAGATCATCATATAATGTTGCTGAAATACCAAGAGTAGCTGCTGTTGTTCCTTCTCTGACTCCATTATAAGTATCTCTACCAACTACTGCTATCTTAATATAATTTCCCCATTCCCCTCTACTTTTAGCAATAAAAGCTATTTCACTTCCGTTTTCTGGTCTTCCTGCATCAAAAGTAGTATCTTCATTTCCAAATTCATCAGGATCTAATGAATCTAAATCTGATAATTGATATCCATTTGCTGAAGTATATTGAGTAAATATTGAACCTGATGCAATTGTACCATATGCTCCTGCAAAGGTAGCAGACGGAGCTAAAACTCTTGTACAATACAAATTATTTCCATATTGAAGAAATCCTACCCCTGCTAATATATCTTCATAAGATTGTCCTCTTGTACTAAATGTATCTGTTGCAACACTTAATGCTTCTTCAGGAATACCAAATGTTTCAATCAATTCATCAACACTATTGATTAATTGAGTTTTTAATTCTGGACCTTTCCATGTATCTCTTAATACATGTACTCCAATAGAAGTTGCTACTGCTGGTATTGTAGTGCTTAAATCAATTTCTTTCACATCCACTAAAGGACTTAAATATAATGTCATAGTTTCCCCCTAACTGTTTTTAGATTACTAATCTAAAGCTTATCTTTTATCATTCATATATATTTATATTTTTTTTATTAAATATTTATTTTTTATGTAGCAGAAGTAGTAGTATCTCTTATATAAAAATAATCATAATTAAAATTTATAGTACTTTCTAGTAATACATCCCCCTCTCTTTGACTAAAAGATACTTCTCCTAATACACTAGGCCAAATACTAACAAATATTACTTCTAAAATAGAATTTGAATAATTATCAGTGACTATTAAAGAACAATCAACGGCATAATTTCTTTGTAATTCTGCTATTTTATCATTATTATTATTTATATAACTCATCCAATTAAATAATAATTTCCAGTTAGATAATTGAGCATCTACCACAAAACTAACTAACCAAGGATCAAATTCCATTGGTATCATCCCTACCTTTTGTTTGTTTCCTTGCCATCTTTGTTCTTCTGTTGAAATAGATACAGAAGGTAAAATAGCTGAATGTATATTCATAACAAAAGGATTATTAGCAGCTATAGTACTTTCTGTTGGTATTAATGGAAATACCAACTGATAATTAGTAGGGGTAGATTTATCTATACTATTTAAATTTGATGTATTACATACAAGCATTATTTAATCCTAAATTTATATTTTTTTAATTCAGTTTTTAATTTCTTTAAATCATATGATCTTAATTTTACATTAGCTTCATATGTTCTATCTCCATGTCCTTGAATAATAAAAACATCAAAATCATTATCATGAAAATCTAATATATTCTTCTTTTTCATTAACATAGCTTCTTTCCATGCTATATTCTCTATTGTTTTATAATTTGTTTCATCATCATCTGTATATGGATATAATGTCCATTTAAGCATTTCAGGATAATTTTTCATATAAGCTTCTCTTTCAATACTCATTTTTTTCCCAAATGATGCCTCATTTAAATATTGTTTTAACTTCATATTATAGTCTCCATTTTTTCAAGATTATTTATTATTGTTCTATAAGCTAATTTTTTCTTTTCTTTTATCCATTTTTTATCTTGAAAAACTTCTATTTGACCCATATAATTATCAATTGAATTTTTTATTATTCTAAATATTCCTTGTGTAGCACTTTTTAATAGAATTTCATCTGTTTTATTATTTGATAATTTAGTTTCATTTAATTTTTGTTTCAATCTCATGTTACATTCCTTTGGATTTCTTATATGCTTCATATGCTTGTTTTGCTATTACATATGCTTTTTTAATTTTAGCATCACCTTTTACTTTTTTAACTTCACTTTGAATTTTGCTAAATATATCTGCTGTTTGTTCTTCTTCAGCAAAAGTGACAATTGGACCCATTTGCTCTCTTGTTTGATGTTTATATATTCCATTTATCATCCACATTGCTTGCCTTTGAAATGTACTTCTATATACAACTAAAAATATATCATCTCCTAATGGAATTCTTACATAATCACCACTACCAAATGTAGCACCAAGTTTTTTCATCAAAAATGTTTCCATATCTCTTTTCTTAAATGCTCTTTTACTAGTTTTTCCACTAAAAATATCTTTCATTTTTTTCTTTGGAAATAATTGTTCAGGTTTTCTAAAGAATGAATGATCCCTTGTAAATTTCCAATCACTTTTAGACATTTTTTGTTTTTTATTCATATGAAATCCATGTGCTTCAGTATATACATTATATGAAATATCTCCATAACCTAATGTAGATGATGATCCATGAATAACATCAGTTAAATTAGCATGAATTTTAAATGTAAAAACACTACTTCTATCTTTTGTAAAAAATTCTACATTAAATCCTGCAAAACTTGGACTTCTTTCTCTTTCTAATGGATATGTTTTTGTTATTTCATGAAAAAATTTATATCCACTAAGTTCTTGAAAGTATCTAATAAATACATCTGGATCAAAATTTCCTAATAAAGCAGTTTTAATTTGTGCTCCCCATGCTCTATGTTTTGCATTTATAACATCCCAATCTACACCACCTTTTTTCATTGGTTTGGCTTTAGATAAAACTGCATATGCATCATTTACATCTTGTGCTATTTTTACATCACCCCCCTTATCAGGATGATGTTGCATAACTAAATCTCTATATCTCTTTTTTAATGCTATTGTATCTGATACAACATCAGCAGTTATATCAAAAACTTTTAATGCCATATCAAAAGTCATTGTTCTTTCAATTATATATTTTTTAAATTTCATTTAATCTCCTGGTTCAAATAATGTATATTGTACTATTTTTTCTCCATCTTCAATTCTACCTTTTAATTCATATTTTATTGCACCTGAAGCACCTGATGAAAAAGTAGAAGTAGTATCTCCAATATAACTATTAAAAGCTGATGCATCTGTAATATAACTTCCATATATTTTCTTAATAAGTCCAATATCACTTGTTGGTTTGAAAAACCAAGTTTGTACTTCAAAATCTAATGTATAATTAATAACTCTATATTCCATATCTGCCATTTCATGAGATATTTCAGGAGTAGCATTTCTAAAAATTATTTTAGCATCAAAAGAAGCATTAAGTTCTTCTATTGATATCCTTATGAATATATGTGGGCAAAAAAATGGAAGTATTTGTTCCATGATTTGATCTATATCTACCATATGTAATGCCCATATATTCATTGAAAATGTTAAATTATATGGACATGGATGTAGATATGTACTTGCTTCTGAATTATCTAAATCACAACTAGCTGTAAATGCATGAGAACCATTAACTTTCCTATCTGCTGCCCAATCAATAGAGCTAATATATGCTGTTATCATAGGAAGTATCTCATCATCTTTTCTTTCATTTAGCCAATAATATACTTTTTCCTTAACAGAATGTTTTATAGGAACAGTAATATATCTATCAATAGTTCTTCCATCTGCTGCATATCTAGCTATTTTTATATCATTAAATGCATCAAAAAATTGAACGATAGTTTTTCTGAATACATTAAAAAAGAAATAATTCTTCATTATTTTTATATCCCTTTATTTTGCCTTTTTAAGAATAACCTTACTTACTAATTTATTACCAATTGAATAACTATCACCAAATAATGTAATACCCATAAAACTTGATTTTTTTATATCATCTTTTCCAACTGTCATTAGTTTATTATTATGTAATACGGTATCACCAATACTAATTTTACTTATATTAACTTGTGTTACTTTGGCTCCTTTTGGTAGATTAACATTTTTACTTTCTCCTAAATATTTTTCAATTAAATTCATAATTAACTCCTTTATACTCCTGTTTTAGTATATTTAACACTTGTATTTTTTAATATCCATGCTAATTTTTCCTCAAATGATGGATTTCCTTTTTTTACAAATGAATTATAATCTACTTTCCTACCAAAGTTCTTCTCTTTTTTTATTAGATTCATCAGAAATTCTTTCTTGAAATAATTATCTTCTTCTTTTTGATTATCAGCCCAAGGAAGTTTTGAAGCTAAAAATTGTTTAGCTGTAAAAAGGGTTACATGTCCTTCTTCATCTGCCATTCCAAGTTGTAATTTTCCTGTCCTTGTTCCCATAATCTTTTTTCCTTCACTAGAAAAAACTGCTTTATATGCACCTTTAGTATTTCCACCTTCACCTAAATATTTTTCAATTAAATTCATGATTAACTCCTATAAATTTTTTTTATTTCTTCTTTAGAACGTAAAACTCCACCAATTTTTTTAAGTTCTTTTTCTGCATGTTTATATGAATCCCACAATCCATCATCTGAACCTGAATGAACTCTTTTAGCTTTTTTATCATGATATTTTTGACCTGCTTTCAATGGCCCAATCAATGAATATCCATCTCCTGCTTGTCTAATCTCATATGTTCCTTTAGCTTCACCTAAATATTTTTCAATTAAATTCATATTTTATTCTCCTTTATATTCATATGTACCAACATCATAGTATTCTCCTTTAGTAATTTTTTTATTTTTGGTTCTTATAACACTTTGAATAACTAAAATGGCAGTACCTTTTGCACCTTTACCTTGTTGATCTTTTAATTGTCTCAATGCTAAAACAATATGAATTTTACTTCTATCTTTAACACTTCCTGAAATTGTCCATTCAAGATTATTAAATGGTATTTGTTTTTTATTTTCCCCTCTTGGTTTAGCTATATTTTTTTTAACATTTTCAACATCTTTTTTAAATTTACTATTATATTTACTAAACCATGTATCTAATAACCAATCTAATTCTTCTACTGTTAATGGTGGTTTATTTCTTGGATGATTAAGTCTTTCTTTACTAAAATGTTCAGATCCTTTTAATTCAGCACCATATTTATTAACAACTTTTCTCCATTTATTTTTAAAAATAGCTGCTTCGGCTTCAGTCATTTCATTTATAAAAAAATCAAGTTTCATAAATCTCCTATTTTTGCTTTTAAAGGTAAGTATTTCTACTTACCTCTTGATCTTTAATTCTCTTTTTGATCAATTATTCTAAATTTTAGTAATGGTTTTCCATTTATTGTAATATCACCCTTTTCATTTTTACCAATACTCTTTACAACTATTCTTTTATTCTTAAACTTACCACCCAATACTACATCTCCAACTTTAATTGGAATTTTTATATCTTCTTTTATATAATTATAAAATTTAATGTTTAATACCCATAAATATTAGTATCATAACTACCACCATAGTTATTTATATCATCACTTTCTTCTTCTAATTCTTCATTATCACCAAATGCTGTAAGAGGTTGTGTGGTAGTATCATTAATAAGATTTATATCTGTTGGTTCTTTTGTAAATCTTGCAATCTCTCTTGCAGATTCAGATTCATCACTAAATCTATAAGGTCTAAGTACAAATCCCCATATTAATTTTTTCAATTGAAATATTTTTTCTTCTTCATGAACATCAGCTAATTCATATGCTCTATTATTCCATAAAGTTATTATAGCATCCCCAGGTTTAGGATGATAACCTGCTGAAACATCTCTTGTGAATGTAAATTTAGGAATACTTGTCCATGATATTACTTCTTCAGAATTAATACCAAATCCTGTTGTTAATGTTGGTTCTTCAAGTGGTTCATATATGATTTTTGTTTCATATGGGCCAAAATATCTTGAAGCAGGACTTTCACCATATAGATAATCTTTTGTTACTGATTCATCTCTTATATAATATTCACAAAGTATACCTGATATATCAGTAAATTCAGTAATTATACTTTCAAAAAGATCATGTTCTATATTATCTTGTATATGATATAATTGCCATAAAGGTTTTGAGTCTTTTATTCCCATTATTTATCCTATATTCTTTTTAGTAATTCTCTCATAGCATCTAATTGCCATTCTATATCTCTAGAAATGTTTTCATTTTCAGGACTACCACTATCATCTAGTCCTTTTAATAGACTTCCTATTTCTTTTAAATGTTTTTCAAATTTTCTAATTAATGAATTCATTCTTCCTTCATCTAATTTTACTCCATCTAAAGCTTTCTCTAAAAATTCATTTAATGTTGGCATATTACTTCCCCCTTTTTTATTTCCAATTATTTGTATGTCTTCTTTACCATTTGAATTAAATCAGAAGCTTTCATAAAAAATTGGTCTGCTTCCTTATCATATCCATCCATCTTTAATTGATTTCTTATAGCAATAAATTCTATATTTAAGCTTTTCAATTTTTTATGCATATGTGGAGATTCTATTTCATCTAATTTTACTCCATCTAAAGCTTTCTCTAAAAATTCATTTAATGTTGGCATATTACTTCTCCCTTTTTTCTATTGGCAACCATATATAATTCACTGAAGATTTATACATAGCTGTATTTTTTTTATCTATAATATTGAATGTTATAAAGACATGTCCTTCTAATACTTCCCATATAAATTCAAATTTCATATGTTTTTCTTCTACTTTATGTTTTTTAGATAACCATTTCCTTGCTACATCAATATCTTTTTTACTTATGTTATATTTCTTCATAAGTTTTTTATTTAGTAATTCATTATTTTCTGTTATGTATTTTTTTAACTTCATCCTATCCTAATAACTTTTCATGTGTTTCCATAATAAGCATCATTGCTTCTTCTAATTTAGCTACTCTTTTCTTTAGAGAAGTAATTTCTTTTGATTCATTCATTGATGTTTTCCTACTACTTGACCCTCTACCTTTCATTTTATTTCGTAAAGATTGTATTCTTTGTTCCATATGATCATCAAAATGTGAATAATCAGTATATTCATCTTCAATTATTTCATTTTTTGGTTGTGATTCATTTATTCTATCACCTAATGACCCACTTGCTATAGATACATCAGGTTCACTATGCATTGTCATATCTACTTCTTTAAAAGCTGTTCCATCTTTTAACATTTGCTCATAAGCACTAATTGTTCTTTTATTATCTTCAACTGACATATTATTCTCCTTTATTTAGTTCTTTTTTTAACTTGTTTCAATACGTTTTCAAAGGTTTTAAGATCTCCAATTTTCCATGTTTCAGTATTAAGTAATTCTTCTCCATGATAGTATCCAACATAGGCATCTATTCGTTGACCATCATTTTGTAACATATCAAAATAAGGCATTTGAATTTTTGCCCATTTTCCCCCTTCTGGTATTCTTTTATCTTTCACATAGAAAAAATCAACACCTTGATATGTCATATCATAATCCCAATCTTTTACTTTTTTTAATATCGCTATCACTTCTTTTGATAATTTAGTTTTTGCTTCACCTAAATATTTCTCTATTAGATTCATATTTTATTCTCCTTCCATTTTTAATAATCTTGTATAATAATCTGGTAATTCTGCCAAATGATCTAAAGCAATTCGTTTTGCTATT